GCCCTGCTGGTTGAAATTGGCATCTGGCGGCGGAGCCTTCGGAGCGTTCTTTTTGCCGAATGCCTTCTCGAATCTGTCGACAAACTCCTGATCGCTCCATCCGGCCTTCTTGGCGGCGGCATGTGCCTGTGCCGGACCGTTCTTGCCCTTGAGAGATTGGAGGCGCTTGTCGATCGCTTCCATGCGCGATTTGAGATCGGCGGCGGACGCTTCTTTGGCCGGACCTCCGGCGCCGAGTTGGTTCTCTCCCTCCTTTGGAACGAGCTCGGCGTTCGCCTCCTTGGCCGGCATGCGCTGCTGTTCGTCGAATGCGGCCTGTTCGGGCATCTGTCGGCCTGCCGGCCCGCCGCGGCCTGCCTCTGCCTTCGCCCGCATTTCTCCGAGCGATGGGCCTTTGGCCTTCTCCTCGCCGCCGAGAATCATCATCTGAGCGACCGCCGACAACACGCGCGCCGGATCGACGCTCTTGTTTTCCTTAAGGTCGAAGCCGACGCTCTGCGCGGTGGCGACGCCGGCCTTAATCGCGAGCGCCTTGGCTGATGCCGTCTCGGCTGCGGTGACCTCCTGCCGGGCAGCTATCTTGCCAAGGGCAAGCATTCCGCGCGCGGTACTGACCGCGCTGAGTCCGAACGCCGGTGCCTGTCCGGCGGCTCCGCCGAGGGTTTTGGCAATCGGATGCTGATCCCAATCCTTCGCGGCATAATCTACGAGCTTGTCGTACTGATCTGGGAATGCCGCCTTGATAAGTGCCCGCTGGGCTTTGTCGGCCAGCATGTAGCCGAGAATGGCCGATATGCCGCCGCCGATTATCGCTCCGCCGGCTTCGCCAATGCCCGTCTCTCCCAGTCCTGGGATCATGGCGCCGATCTTCGTGCCAAGTCGCCCTCCGACCTTGCCAGCCTTGGCCGCGGCCATTGCCGGCACGATATTGACTCCGGCATCGCGCAAAACGGCGCCCATGGCCGTCGTCTTCAGGCTTCCAATGTACTCCGTGACCTTGCGCTGCTGATCTGCCGGAAGCTGGGTCAGCCGATTGGCGTAGAGGTTTTTCAGGTAGTCCTGTTCCTCCTTGAGCGAAGCGATCATCTGGCCCGACTTCGGAGCGAGCGATTGGCCGGCGAATCCCTGGATCGTTTCCTCGATGTCATTGATCCGCTGGTTCATCGCCAGCAAAGAACTGGGCTTGAAGCCTGTCTTCCCGTCGCCGTAAAGCTGAGCGATCCGGTCGATGGACAACGGGCCAACCTGCTTCACCCCTTTGGCCACCATGGCGAACGGCTCTTGCTGGAGTTGATCAGGCAGACCGGGCAATGGCCGCTCAGCGGCATCGCCGGAGCTCAGTCCGCGCGGTCCGAGGGTCTTAGCAAAGTCCGTCGCCTGCTGGATGCCTTTGGCGAATTCGTCCTGCTTCTTCAGGATCTCGGACAGGACCGGATCGTTTTTATCGGTCTTGCCTTGGAGATCGAGGATCGCCCGCCGCACGTCGGCGAGGTTCTTCGCGTTGTCGTGCCCGGCCTTCAGCTTGTAGATCGCCAGATCGGCCTTCGCCTGCTTGGCCCGCACGTCCAGCTCCCCGCCTTTGGCAATCTGGCCGGCAATATCGGCTTGCTGCTGCTGCGTGGTCTCCAGTTGAAGCTGAAGCTGATTGGCCTTGGTCTGTAGCTGGAGCGCGGCGTCGGACGGTTTTCCGCCCATGCCTAGAATCCCGCCGGTTGTCTCGTTGAAATGGGGATCCGCTCGGAGCGTATCGATCTGCTTCTGGATGTCCTCGGCTTTTGTGCCGATAGCCTTATGATCCGCCGTGGCCTGGGCGATCTGCCCCTGGATCTTCCCGTTGGCGCTTTCCACCCCGTTGATCGCCTCGCGCCACATGGCGGCATGCCGGTGGGCGAATTCCCGGGCGGCGGCATGGGCAATCGTCGGATTGGTGTGCCCCTTAAGATCGTCGATCTTGCCGATGGGCTTCAACTCGCCATCGGGCAGGTTGTAATAAAGATTCTCATCGGCCGGGTCGCCGGAGGTGGTTATCGGAGGGGTCTTGTACTCCTGTTTACCGTAGGCGTTGCGGCGGACCATCATGGTCTCGCCCTTTTCATTCTCCCCGGTCTCGAATCCGGTTGGCCGATACATTGGCCGTCCAGTCGTGTCGATCACCGGCTGGAGATCGCCATACGGATCGCGATAGAACGACTGGCCGGTGGCGCGGAACTGCGCTTCGCGCTGGCTGTTGACCTGCCGCTGTTCCTCTAGGTCGACGTTCTTTTGCTGGCGCTGCTGCTTTTGGGCAGTGTAATCAGACTGCCGCACCGCGGCGGCTTGCTCGTCCGGGCGCACCGCCGGCATCCAGCCGGACGGCGCAAACGGCATTTGCTGCTCCCACTGCTGCCGGCGCTGGGTTTCGAGATTCGAGATCGCGTCAGCGTGCCGCTGATCTTCGTCCTCCGGCGCCGCCAGCGCCCCGCGCACGCGGGTTAGCGGCGTGATCGGAGCCGGGAGTTTGTTGCCCGCCGGCGGGTTGGTTGTCTGTTCCGGCTGCTGCTCTTCCGGCTGTTGTGCGGGCTGTTGCTGCTCTTCTGTCGTCTGTTCCGGCTGCTGCTCTTCCGGCTGTTGTGCGGGCTGTTGCTGCTCTTCTGTCGTCTGTTCGTCTTCTGGTCGGGCTGGGCGAGTCGTGCTTTTCAGCATCTCTTCTGTGTCGGCTGGTGCGGGCATCGGAGTAAGTGCCCACTACACCCCTATTTTACATCCGTCAATTTGTTGCTACGAATAGGGGTTTGCACGGACAACCGTGTCTTCCCTCAGATCGGGCGGTAGCAGGAACCCTGTATCCCGCGGCGGCATGACCGTGCCATGCTCCAGCAGGAGCAGGCCGAGCCCGATCCCGATCGGATCGTCGTCGTGGTAACCCTCGCTCGCGCCCGAAGTACCGTCCGGCCGGGTGATAAACTGTTCGCACTGCTCCAAGGCATCTTCATCCCAGATGTCGATTCCCTCGCCCGGTGAGTCCCATTCGCGAATCGCCTTGGCCAGACATTCGACCAGAATCTCGCGGGTCTTCACATTGGTCTGGTAGCCGTAGGCTTTGGAGGTCTTCTGTTCGCGCTGATTGAAGATCTCCCGCATATACAGATTTGCGCTCCGGGTCTTCAGCAATTCCGTGAGCCCTCGGTCTTGGTTCATTTCGATCCCGATGCAGCATCCGAAGCTCGGTCCGTAGTACCGGGCGAGTTTCCAGATTGCCTCTTCCAGAACGTCAATATCCCAGCGAGACCGGATGATTCGGGCGGCCGTGCATGGCCGGGTCCATTGGCCGTTATTGCCCCAGAAACCCTGCCGAAGAACCCAGGCGGCGTGATAGTCGGGATCCTGTCCGCCGACTTGGGTGATGCCGGTCATCGGGTCGACCGACAGGAAATAGCGCCGGCCAACCGTCGGCCGCTCGAAGATCTTGAACTTCGCCTCGCCCAGCTCGGTCGGGCGTAAAACGATCCGGCCCTTTGTCTCTTCGATGATCCCGGTCTGGACGCTAGCCAGCTTCAGCCTTTTCCGTAGTACGGAAAGTCCGGTCTGGTTGAAGCGCAGGTTGCCGGACTTAACAAAGGCGTCCTGCCAGGAGTGCGGATAGTCCCGGTCGAAGACGATCTTGTCTCGTTTGCATTCCTCGTGGATGGCGTAGCGCCGCCAAGCAAGCTGTTCGTAAACGTCGAAATCCTTGACCGCTGTGCCAAGGCGGATCGTTCCGTTGTCGTCGCGCCCGTAGCGGTCGATGAGCTGCTGCTCGCCCTTGAATTCCTCTTCGGAGTCGAGCGTGCGTTGGATCTCTTTTTTCTGGTCGGCGTCGAGGCGTAATGCGGAATCTTCAAATTCAAAAAATGGTGCAAACACCCTCACGTACTGGCCGGGTTGAATTGTCACCCTACCGGCAATGAAATCCTCAGCGTCAACAGCATCCATCCAGCGTTTATGGAAGTCGTTACCCGAGCCTTCGGCAGTTGATTCTAGGAAAATCGCCGTGCCGGGGTTAAGTGGCACCGCCTTCAATACGTTGGTCAGAACATCTGCGGCATTATTGACACCATAGCGGCTCCATCGGGCAACCTCAGTTGCGTGAAGCAATGTATAGGTATCCCCGATCCCGGCTTGAACATCGCGAGCGGTTTCTTTCTTCGCCCGGCTTCCGTTGCTGAACGTCGCCCCTTTCTCGTTTACGGTGCCGGTGTTTCCCCAGTTGAATGTATCGTTGTCGTTATACGTTTTCAGCATGGTCCACAATCCCACCGTTTGGTCTTGCTGGCCACCGATGAAGATGGCGGACGTGCTGGTCCGGCGCATTGCCGTGTAGCCGAGTGCGGTGAAATAAGTGGTCGATCCGCGCTGCCTAGGTTTCAACCCCAATATACGAATCGGAAGTTTCAGCCGCACGAATTGGTTCACCGTCGCTTGGATCTTTTTCTGCAGATAATTCAGGCGCGGGGTTATCAACCCAATGGTCCTATCCTTCCCCCATATTTTGCCCGACGTTTCAGCCCAAGCTCCGGTGTTGGTCCTGACCGCCGCTTTAAGTAGTTCGCTCTCGTTCATCTCGGCATCCTTTGCCCGACCCAGTCATGGACCCGCTTGAATCCAAGGTTATCGAAGAACTCAGGGGCCCGCCGGCTGCAGGCGATGCAGATCGTGCCGGAGACCCACGGATGGGCAAGGGCGGCCTGGAGTAGCTGGCGGCCGTAGCCTTGGCGCTGGAATTTCTCGTCGATCACGATCTCGGCGACGGTGGAGAAGACCGCCCGGTCGGTCACCACGCGCGCGAAGCCGATCTGTTTGCCCATGATGTAGAGCCCGAAGCACAGGCTTGAGAGAAAGCATCGCCCAATGTCGGCATCGGTCAGCTCGCGGTAATCGTAGAGCTGGCGGAGGTGCTTGCCGGTCCACTCCAGATCGAGGCGGCCCGTGCCTTCTTCGACATCAGCGTGAAGCGTGTTCGGTGAAGTTGTCTCGGGTGGCATAGACTTCTTTTAGGCGGGCGACGATTTCCCGGCGCAGGCGGACGAGCGGCACGCTGGGATTCAATGCCCTATCTCCGCCATCGTAGCCTTGTTTTGGATCGTGGTGTAGCCCTCCCTGCCCGATGTGATCGACGTAGCTCCGGCGGGCGACGGCAAATCGGTGGCCGAGGATCTCTGGAACCTGCCAATCCCAGTGGGCCAAATTATCGACGAACGGCATGATGGATTTGACGTGCTCTCGCGTGAGCAGGTAGGAGATGCCGGGCGCCACGCGCCGCCAAATGATGTCGCTGTCGGGATCGTCCTCAATCGTGTTTCCCTGGATGGTGACATGCGCCATCGTGTTGTAGAGACAAACCGGGGCACCGCCAGCAAGAGCCTGTAGCCTCAACGCTTCCTTGCGCCATGCAGGATCGTGGAGCGCGTCAGAGTCCGTGAGGTAGCAATAAGGAAGCCCGCTGGCCCAGAAAGCACGAAAGTGATTCCGCCGCTGGGCCTCGATCCCGATTGCGTGGGGCTCACGATGGACAACCGTTGCCCACTTCTCGAGGAACTTGTAGCCGAATTCGGTCGATGCGTCATCATAGATCACCAGAATGTCGCCAAGCGCCATGCCGGCCTTAACAGTCGGGACGCACTCGGCGACGATGGAGCGCCGATTGTGGGTCGGAATGGCGATGTAAAACCGATCATCCATCAGATATATACCTCGTCGTTGGGCTTCTCCTCGCCGCGGTTGCGCACGGCGTCGTAGGTGTTCACCGGGAGCACGGGTCTCCCTGATTCCTCGTCGTGGGTGTGGTTCTCGCTGGTGCGTTCGAGATAGCCGATGCGCGCGCGCTGGAGCTTCACGACTTCGCGGAGCCGCTCGATCTTCTCATCGCAGTCGAGCTTGCTCCAGTTGGGTTTCATGCCGAGCCCGGAGGAATTCTGGGCGACGGCGGGGGAGGGATAGTTCTTGGCCATGGTGGGATTTCAGAGCCAGTCAACAAATCCAGATTCTTTCCAGAGGGGGTTGCGGGTTATGAACGTCTGTGCCCCCTGGCCATAGGCTTCGTTGCTGTTCTCATGTTGATAGATTGCATCGGTCGGGACGTTCGGATTGTGATAGGGGTGTTCGTGGCGCATTACAAGTTCCCGCGCTTCGACCAGTGTGCAGCGGCCGAACTTGGCATCCTGATAGGCCCGAAGCGTAAAGTCTCCATCGCTGAACACGGATCGATAGCCCTTGTGCAAAAATTCACCTTCCTGTTCGTACCGGGCACGATTGCAGATGGCGGTGCATAGCAGCCGGTCTTTGCGGTAGCCGTCGGACACGGCGACGACGGCGGGCATCGACGCCCAATCCTTGCCGCAGACCTTGTAGAGCCATCCCACCAGCGAAAGATCCCATTTCTCCGGCGGCTGGATGTCATCCTGTCCCTGCACCAAGATCGTCCCGCTGCTCTTTTTGGCGGCGGCATCCCAGGCGGAGACGGAGCTGTGACCGGGGATTTCGACGATATGGATCTTCGCAAAGCGGAGGATCGTGGCCTGATTGCCGACGGCGTGCATCAGGTCGGGCGATGATGGATCGGAAAGATCAATCGCCAGAATGTACTCGATCGACGCTGGATTGACCGCCCGGTCGTGGAACAAACGCATCGCGGCGACCGCCTCCTTCGGGCGGCCGCGCGTCGCGTGCAAGACTGAGATGGCGATTCCCCCCATCAGCCTTGTCTCCCAAAGAGCCCCTTCACTTTGTTGAGCTTGGGGTTCTTCTTTTTGGCGGCCGGGCTCGCCTTGCGGCTCGAATTGGCGAGGATGGCGCCGGCATTCTTGGCGGGGACGCCTTGCTTGGCTGCGATTTTTCCCTGAACGGCTTTGAAGCTCATGATGTTTTGTTTTTGAGTTTGTCTGCGGTTGCGCCGTCATCCACCCAAGGGAGGAAGTCCTTCAAGCGGACCGGCCAAGTGGTGTTCTCCTGTAGCCGCTTCCAGTGAGCAACCGCATTCTCGTAGCCGTAGAGGTATTCCTTCAGGCGAACCTGCGCCTCGGTGGCATAGGCCATATGCTCGAAGTTGAGTCCGAGGCTGGCGGTATTTTCAGGCGGCATGCACCAGCCGATGTTATGGTTGAAGACTGGCGGCTCGTGACTCTGGAACCGGGCTCCTTTGTGGTAGCGCCATGCACGGAGCCATTCTCCGGGGTTGTTGCCGTAGTGACCGAGCGCCGTCGTGATGATGTCCTTGCCGACGAAATATCGGCAGTAGAACTGCATCGATTCGATCCGAGGTAGATCCTTGAACATCCGGACGAGCTTGTCCAACTGGGATGCGGCCCATAGCTCATCAGAGTCGATCTGCATGACGACCGCCGGCTCTTTGATCGATTCCATCGGCGCGTTGACCATGGTAATCTTCCCATCCCAGAAGGCGTTTCTCCGAATGGTGATTCTCGGATCCCCGGCGATCTTGGCGAGGTATTCTGTCGTGCCGTCATTCGAAAGGCGTGGGCGAAGGGGTTTGCACCAATTGGTACAGTGCCGGTTGTTGGCCACGCCCTCGATGACATGCCAATGCCAGTCGCAGCGGAGCTTATGGAATTCCGGCAGATGCCGCTCGATCCAGGGTTCCCCGTCGAGTACGATCGTGATGATCTCTAGGCGGGGTATTTTCATGCGATCACGGAGTCCCTGTTATATGGGATCTGCGGCTGGTATTTTTCAGCCCACTTGCGAAAACTCGTCCGGTTGTGAACGGCGGCGGGTTCCTGTTCATAGCCCGGTTTGAACCAAGACGACGCATGAGTCTCGTGCACGGCAAAGCGTTCTACGCACTCGCAGGGGAATAAGTCGATCAGCAGATTCTCAAGCGTCGAGGCGATGCCTCGGTGATGCCGGATCAGCGCGGCCAGTCCCAGATCCCAGCTATCGACCGCGAGGATGAAGTCGGGAATCTCGCTCCAATGCTCGTCGAGCCATCTGCGGGTGAAGCCGAACAACTCGCGTCCGCAATGTCCGGTGTGCCGGCGCATGCTGGCGGCGCCGTAAAGACCGACATGGGATCGAGCCCATGGAATCACCTCCGCCTTCAGCCCCACGTCATCCGGCCCGAAAATAACGACGTCATCCGGAGCCATCTTGGCCAGAGCCTCTCCGAGCACGTCCTTGAGATAGTGCAGCGGTCGGGCGCACTGAACTTGGCGGGCGTCGCGGTCAAAGTCGGTGACATGGAGCGGAATCACTCCAGCGTTGTAAAGGTTCACCCAGGTCTTGCGCGCGCGCTGGTGCCGTTCGGTGTTGCCGAAAAGATCGACCGCGTGAAAGATGCGCCCGACATTGGGATACAATATCCGGTCGCAAGCCGCAAGGATTGCGGACGCTGAGACTTCCGCGTATCGAAAAGTGGCAATGGTTGACGGCGGCGGGACCGAGCCCAGCCAGCCGTTGTTAATTATGGCCACGACCGGAATCCTTGCGGCCCGCGCCAGATGCAGATGCACGGTGTCGACGGTGACAAGCAGCACGGCGGCATCGAACAATCCGAGAAGATCGTAGAGGCGTTCCGCCCGCACTTCGCTCATGTCGACAACCTCGTATTCAGAAAATTGATACCGTAATGAGGCCAGCAGAGGAGCGGAGTCGGAGAAGGGCGACGAGATGCTCTGGCCGGCGAAGAGGATCATTGGCTTATCGTGCCGATGCTTGGCCAGGAGCGCCTGCTCGCGTCGGCTGTCGCGGCGGTCAAAGACCAGCGGCCAGCGGCCGAAATCGTCGAGTGCCCCGGCCAGCCGCCAGGATTCCTTCTGGTAGGAAGAGGTCAATCGCTCGCCGTCGTGTGGGTTATTCTCTACCTGACAGACCACCGGTTTTTCGGTGTGCCGGTTCTGCTTGGCCCAGGTCTCCGCCCGGGCCGGCTGGTTGTGCGGGCCTGGATAGAGCACCGACTGGAAGTAGCTGCAGCCTTGTGTTAGCGGAAGGTATTCCTTTGCGACGAGCAGGTTGGCCGGCTCGTTATGGAAGCGGTCGCGCCAGAGCAAAGGAAAAATGTTTATGCAATCTCCGTTCCTTCCCAGCTCAATGTAGAGCTTGCGAGCCATCGGTTAAAAGAGCGGCGGATCGGGCAACTTTAGCTCTTGGCAGATTCGTAGGTAGACCGGCATCGATGGCCAGTTTAAGCCCGATTCGATATTGAAGAGCGATTTGTAGGAGATGCCTACTTTGTCGGCCAACGAGCGCAGCGTCGGGAATCCGCTATCCAGGCGGTGAGCCTTTAGGTTCTGCCCAAATCTCTTCAAATTCCGGTTCTCGTTTTCCATTCCGGTGCAGTGTGGAATCATCGTTTATCCCGTCAAGCGGGAATTGTCCTTGACAGCCGTTCCCGGCGGGAGTCTTTGGATCGCATCGTTTCCCATGGCACCGCAGACCCATCCTCACACCCTTGAGACTTTACGGTCTCACGCCGACCGTTGCCCGGTCGCCTGTCGGTGGCCGGCGGGAAACGATCTTCCGGGCAGCGGCGGCGCTTCTCTCATCCCATGACAACCACACCGCCCGTCACGCCTGCCCAGCCTGAACATCCGTTCGTTCAAATGCTCCCGTCGCTCCATCGCGGCGAGACCCTGAGCGAGCTTCGCGAAGCCCTCGACCACTGCATCGAAATGGTCCGGAAAACCGGACTCAAGCAAACCCTCCGGCTGGAGATCGATTTCTCGCCGGCCAACAAGGGCGAGGTGACGTCGATCGAGACCATTGCCAGGGTCAACGAGAAGATCCAGAAGACGCCGCACCGTTCGACCGTCTTCTTCGTGTGCGCCGACGGCACGCTTTCCCGCGATGATCCAAAGCAGATGGAACTGATTCAGGAGATGGCCGAAACCGCCCGGGTCGTCGTGCCGATCTCTTCCAAAGCCCAGTAACTTTCTCCCTCTCAACCCTCAAAAACTATTCCCATGGAACGTAGATCAGAAGCCGATGCTGTCGCGGAACTCGCGACCCAAAACGTCTCGCCCATCATCGATCCGTTCAAATCTCCCGACTTGAAGGATTCAACTCCGATCGTCGTCTGGCCGCGCACCGGCAAGATTGAATCGATCGAGCGTTACCTCATTACGCCGCTTCGCCGGCGCGCCGTTGCGACCGTTCGAGACACCGCCAGTTTCATCGCTTACGTCAATCGCTTCAAAGCGCCGAACACGATGCTCTTTTGCGAGACGGACGATGATACAGGTTCATTTACAGCCTTCATTGATTATCACGGTCCGGAAGGTGCGGACTGGTGTGAACATCGCTGCAACTTTATCCTTGAGCTGGCTCCGGAGTGGAAAAAATGGGCAGGCAGCAACACTCTGGCGATGAACCAAGAGACCTTCGCGCGCTTCCTCGAAGACAATCGCCTGGACATCATCGACCCCAAGGCCGCCGACATCATTGAGATGGCCCAGTCGATCGAGGCAACAACCAGCGGCCGTTTCAAATCCGCCCAACGTCTTCAGAATGGCGATCGGGAATTCGCCTACGAAAGCACAACGACGGTCGGCGTCCGTGGTAGCCTGACGCTCCCAGAAAAGCTGACGATCCAGATCCCGGTATTCATGAAGGGGCCGAGTTACTCAGTCGAGGCGTGGTTTCGTTACCGGATCAAAGAAGGGACGCTGGTTTTGTTCTACGAGTTGATCCGCCCGCACAAAGTCATCGAGGCCGCGCTCGACGCGATGCGAGCTGAGGTTGCTGCTGGAACTGGTCTTCCGATCCTGACGGGTACGACGCTGCCGCTTCCGATCCCGGCCTAGTAGGCTTTCACAGTCAACGCCGTGGCCGGTCCTATTCCGGCCGCGGCGTTTCATTGCCCATGAAACCTGAAGAGGTTTGGCCGGACCTGTTCCGGCGTGGTTTGTTTTCCGTGGCTCGCCCGAAAGGAGTGATCGAGCCTCCGGCTGGGAAGGCCCAGCTCTACAATTTCGCCAAAGGCCAGCAGCAGCGCCGAGAGCGCGAGCGGGCCGAATCAGAAGATGGAACCTGCCCGAGCCGGCCGTTCCGAGGCGTGCGCCAGACCGCATGATCGACATAGACTTTAGCGATCCCGAGCCCGAGCGAAAGCCCGATCCACCAGCACCCAGGCCGGCGGCTCCGAAACCTCAACAGCCAAGGCCTTCTCCGCGCCAGGTTCCCCTAGACAAAATCGACAAATGGACTCCTTCCGAGCGCCAGCTTCCGCCGCCGCGCGCTGAGATCATCACCACCGGATCTTTCGTCGGCCGCACGCCGCCGCACAGCATGGAGGCTGAGGAATACCTGATTTCGTGCTGCCTGCTCGATGGCTCGGACACGATCGCCAAGTGCATCGACGGCCATCTTTCTCCCGCTGCGTTCTACTTCCCACCGAACCGCATTATCTTCGAGAAGCTGGTAGAGATGCACCTATCGAAGAAGCCGGCTGGGATTGAAATCCTGATCGAAGAACTGCGCGAAGCTCACCAGCTCGATGCAGTGGGCGGAGTCCCATATCTGATTCAAGTCAGCTCTCGAATTGGCACGACGGTTCAGGCGCAATACTTCATCGCCAAGGTCCGCCAGCTCTACCAGATCCGCGAGGCCATCAAGATCGCGACATCGACGGTCGAGCAGTGTTTTGGATGGGACGGCCAAGATGACGCTTTTCTGGGCAATGCCCAGCAGCAATTCGCCTCGCTGGCCCAGCTCAACGGAGTTAAGCGCCCGGATCCGGTCGGGCTGTTCGACTTCGAGCTTCCGCCCGATGGAGATAGATCGATTCTGGTGGGCAACCGCTATCTGAACCGCGGCGACGGCGGGGTTTTGGTCGGAACATCCGGCATCGGCAAAAGCTCGATTGAGAAACAGATGGCGGCGTTGTGGGCGCTCAACCGAAACGCCTTCGGGATGCAGTCAAACGGTCCGCTCACCTCGCTGATGGTGCAGGCGGAAGATTCACCGGGCGATATTGCCGAGGTGGCAACGTCGCTTCGCTTCGGGCTCAATTTGTCGGAGAGCGACGCCAAGCTCGTAAACCAGCGCGTGCGAATCCATACCGACCGAAAGAACCGGGGTGAGAAGTTCCTGCTTAACCTGCGCCATCTGATCGAAGATCACCGACCGGATCTCGTATGGATAAACCCCCTACAGGCGTTTATGGATGGCGACGTGACGCAGGCGGCCGATCTGGGAAAGTTTTTGCGCGAGGGGCTGAACGGGATCAACGATCCTCCGGCCTTCGGCTATATCCTCGTCCACCATACAACCAAGCCGGCGACTGGGAAGGATCGGGCGGAGCGGCTCTGGCACGAAGTCATGTACGACATGGCCGGCGGAGCCGAGATCATTAACTGGGCGCGCTTCATCATGTCGCTTCGGCCGGCGGTCGATAAAGGGAACTTCAACCTCGTGCTGGCCAAGCGCGGCATGCGCGCCGGCGTGACGAAGCGCGTCGAGGCCGGCGCAGGCTGGCGCGACGAGCCGGTCGACACGATCCCACTGAAGCACTCGAAGAGCCTGATCGAGATCCCGGGTAGGAAGCGGAAGCTGCCGGCGATCTTCTGGGAATTGCGCGATGCCGATCCTCCGCCAGTTGAAGACCATTCCGAAGCTCCAAGAAAAGGCCGGGAAGTAACCGAATCCTTTGCCGTCTATCGACCCTTCTTCCCCAAGCCCGGTCAGCCGGCAGCCGATCTCAATACGATCCAAAAGGCGGCCAACGGAACCAAGCCCATCAGCCGAGGGAAGCTGTACGAGGCCATCCAGGGCTGGATTTCGATGGGGCTGGTTCTGTTTATCCCAGCCACGGGTCAGAGTGGAACGGCCATGTATACGCTGGCCCCGTTTGCCGAGCTGCCCAAAGAAAAGGCCCAGGTGCGAACACCTGAGCCAGAGCTTCCGGAGGAAGCCACCGACAATTTGCCGTTCGGCTAGGCCCCGAACAGTTCCCCGAACTTGGCCAGATCCTTGTGGCGGATGCCCCAGCGCATGGCCTGCACGCATTGCATGGCAACCGCATGGTCGGCGTCCTCCAGCTCGATCGTACCGCCCGGTTCGACCTTCTCAACGGCGTCCTCAATCTTATTTCTGGCGCGCATCTCCTTGTAGTCGAAACCGCCCTGCGGAGGGTTGGCAAGGCAGAGTTTCAGAAGCGAAGCGGCGGTGATCGGGCTCTTTATGCCGGGGATCTCGATGGTGAAGATTTGATTTGGCAGTGACTTCATGGAACCTTTGCTATGACCGGTGCCCCACTTGAATGCAAGCCTGCCGGCGGTTACGCGAACGCTGTGATGAGGCCGTTTTTGATGGTGATCGTTTTGCCGACCAAGGAGGCCGTGGTCACGGTGGTGGAAAGTCAAGCCCCAATTTTTAGCTGGCGAAAAGTCCAACGGCCACGAGGCCGGTGATTAGATGATCTTGAGGATGTTGAGGCCCCCGGTGGTGTCGCACCACACGTCGCCCGAG